ATGCGCTCGGAGTACGTCTTGATCGACCCGAGTTCGTCGGGCGTCAGGTCGCGCGACTTGTCGAACGCAACCGTCTTGATGCCCTGGATCTTGTTCTGGGTTTCCTCGCGCTCATTGACGAGACGCTCGATGATCGGGTCTGCGGCGACGGGCATGATTGCCCTCCCTCTGCGTAGGTGACTGCACTACGTGAGGGGGGCTCCGGCTTTGCGTCCGGGGTGCCCGCGCGGTTCATGCGGGGGTGTTGGACTTTGCACCGGGAATGGCCTCGATCAGGGGTGACATTACCTCCGGTCCGCGAGTGCGGGAAGAGGGCGGGTGTCAATGTTGCGCCCGTCACAGTCGCGGAATGTGGCTCCCATCTGCGGAAACTCCCCGTTTTCGTTCTACGTCCGGAGACACCCCGGGAACCTAAAGTGTCTTAGAACGGCTTCTAGACGTCTTTAACGGCCTAGTCCGTTTTGCCGCGTCAGTTGTCCAGTACCTCGGCCGTCGCGACGATGGTCAAGACGCCTTTACCCATGTGCCGATGTCGGCACATGCGAGCGGGCTCACCCGAGCAGCGACCGCCAACGTTCCCCGGCGGCAATCAGCGCGTCCGCCTCGGCCAGGATCGCGTCGCGCCGGGCGCGTTCCTCACGCGCGGCGACGTCGGCGGCGGTCTCCGCTTCGAGCTCGTCGGCGATGTTGCGCACGACCGTCAGACGCGCGTCGGAGTACGCCCCGGCGGGCACTGCGGCGATCGCGTGCAGGATCGCCGAGCGCCGTTCCACGGTCGAGCCGTCGCGCTCCGTGAACGCCTTCGGCACGACGGACGTGAACGCGATCGACAGGGATCGGTGTGACGACGTGATCGCGTCCGTCGCCGCGTCGCGCTTCGAGCGGTCGAGCCGCAGCACACCCCAGAGCCCATCCTCTCGATCCTCCAGAGACACCGTGACGCCGAGCCGGTCGCCGAACGCGTCGGAGTGGCCGTAGGTGAACGGCACCCGCCCGGGTGCGCGCAGGGCACGGTCGAACGCGCCCCGGCGGAACAGTTCGGTGTACCGCACGAGCCCGTCGCCGCGCGCCTCGACGATCGGCGTCGGCGTGTCCCACGGGACGAACAGACCTTCAGCGGTCCCCGCGTCCTCATCGATGGTCAGGTCGTCCGGCAGGGCGCGGACGTAGAACGACGAGCCGATCATGCGAGAGCCTCCTCAGGCGGCGTGGCGGCAGCGGTTGCCGGGGGTGTGGGCGCGCCGAGCGGCCCGCCGATGCGCTCGTGCACCCGGACTTCATCGGCCGTCATCGCGCCGATCCGGGTCAAGATGTCGTAGGTCTGCGCGCGCTCCAGTTCGCCCGGACGCACGTACTCGTCGCGGTCGATCTCCAGGTCGGTCCCGCGCGGGAGCAGCCACCCGGACAGGTTCGACATGACGTCCGTCGCCTTCGGTCGCAGCGACGCGCGCCAGTGGTAGTCGAACAGGCTCGACACGTTCGAGTAGGTCATGGAGTCGCCGGACGGCAGCCCCATAAGGAACGGCGGCACGCCGAGCAGGATGCAGATCCGGCCTTCGTTGAACCGCGCCAGTTCGGCCAGTGCCATGTCCTTCGGCGACGTCGAGAGCACTTCGAGCTCGACGCCGTCCGCGAGCACGGCGGGTGCACCCAGCGCGGAGCGTCGAGCAGTCACCCAGTCCGCCTGCATCTGCTGCATCTGCGTCCGGGACGCGCGGCGCGGGTACTTCAGCACCGCCCACGGGATGCCGCCGCGTGACGCGAGATCCGACGCGTACCGGGTCAGCGCCTCGGCGGCGATCAGCCGTGCGCCCGCGACCTCGAGTGGCCCATGCCCGTGCAGATCCCCGGGCCACGACGCGTACTTGATGTGCAGCATGTCGTCCGTGACGTCGTTTCCGCCGAGCGAGTACGTGGGACGGCCGTTGACCTGGTCGATGTTCACGAACGCGGGGTTGACCACCATGAACCGCATCGGCCGGCCAGGGGTGATCCCGTCGTCGGCGTACCGCGCCGTGGCCAGGATGAACACTTCTCCGATCGCCTGGTACGACCAGAACAGTTCCTTGGCGAAATCGGTCCACGAGTTGTACACGAGCGGTTCGGGGTTTGTAAGCCACGGCAGGGGCGGCTGCCGGATGCCACCCGTCACCGTGTACGGCGGCATGGTGGCGAGCACGGAGGAGTTCAGGTCCAGGCACGCGAACACGAGATCAACCAGCCCGTTGAACCTGCCGAGCCACCCGGAGCCGTTCGACGACGGCACCTGCCAACCCACGGGCCACCCCGACCACGCCTGCGCTTCAAGCGGCACGTTCGTCGACGGGTACATCACGTGCGTGTTGCCGAAACCCTCGGACGCGTCCGGCCCGACCGAAATCGGGTTGTAGTCGTGGGGCGGGTTCGCGGTCGTGGGTGGCGGGTTGACGCCCGGCGGCTCGCCGTTGGGCGGGTTGTCGCGCGGCGGCAGGCTCCGCTCGTGTCGGCCGTCCCGGACGATCAGCCCGGACGGCGTCCGGTACTCATTCATGGGTTGGTCCTCTCGTCGATCCCGGCCGGCGCTGCGCGTGTGCGCCGCCCAGGCGGGCGTACGCGGCGGCGGTGGCTAGTCGTTCGTCCGCGTCAGGCCCGGAGCCGTAGACGCGATCGAGACAGTCCGAGCAGCACGGCCACCCCTCGGCGGCGATGTCGTCGCCGCACTCGATGCAGATCCGTTCCACGTCACATCACCTGGGGGTCCGACGTCGGCTGCGCGGCCTCGGCGACCGCCCAGATCGCAGCTCGGGGCAGATCCACGCGTGAGATCCGGTGCGCGAGCGTCTTCCCGTTCGCCGTCGTGGTGGTGCGGGCGTCGAGCAGCATCCGCGCCAGGTCGACCGCGTCCGCGTCGTGCACCACGCGGCCCGCGCCGAACCACGCCCGGTACAGCGACAGTGCGTTGCGCGTCTCGACGCCGCCGCGCAACTGCGGCGTCACGGCCAGGTCCTCCAGTTCCGGGTCCTTCTCCAACGTCGCCCCGACGAGCACGGTCGGGTTGAGCACGCCGGGGTACGCGAGCGACGCGTGCACGTACGCCCACGCCGCCGCGCGGCTCTCGAACACGTCCCCCGTCACCCGCACGAGCCCGTCGAAGTCCCGTTCGGCGACCGCGATCACCGCGCCGCCCAGGAAGTCGTCCTCAATGACGATCACGGGGGAGATCAGCCCCACCGGGCCGCGCCCCGTCGACGCGGCGAACGCGTGCGGGTCCACCAGCCGCGCCGCCTCATCGACGACGTCCCCCTGCCACGGCCAGATGTTCAGGTACTGGGTGCGGAACGACACCAGATCCCCGCGCTCGCGCGCCTTCGCCAGGTTCCGCGACATCATTCGTTCGCGCTGCGCCGTCCACTTCGGCGACGCCGCCCGCCACGTCGCCACGTCGCCTTCGTCCGCGTCCGGGTCCGCCGACCACTCCAGGATCAGCGCGCCCGCCGGATCGTGCAGTTCGCCGATCATCGCCGTGCGGGCGTCCAGCACGAGTGACGTCGCGTCCTGGTGAGCCGTGCTGGTGAGCAGCAACTGCGGGTGCGACGCCGCGAGCAGGGTCGGCTCCGCGTGGTCCTCGATCAGCGCCGTCGCGATGCCCCACGCCTCATCGACACCCATCATCCCGACCGTGTAGCCGTGTGAGCTCGACGCCGCCGACACGATCCACCGGCGACCCTCCGGGGTGTGAATCGCCGTGTACGCCACGCCACGCCACACGCCCCAGCCCTGTTGGCCGTCCGCCCACGCCGACGCCGGACGCTGCAACTCCTGCGCCAACTTCAGCGACGTCGCGATGCTCATCACCACGTCGTCACCGAACAGATCCGGACGCTGCACCCGGAACAGAGCCAGGCACCGCAGCAACACGGACTTGCCCACCTGGCGCGCCGTCGACACCAGCGCGTGATCCCACACCAGTTCGCCGTCGTGGTCGTGCTCCAGCAGCCGCGCCACAACCAGTTGCTGCCACCAGCGCAGGTCGATCCCGTGGTGCAGAAACACGAAGTCGACCAGTTCCGGCCCATACGAACCCACCGCCGCCGGGTGCACGCCGGACATCACGCGCGGCATCTGCGCGTCCCCCGGGACCTCCGCCAGACGCTTACACCACGGCTGCTCCATTACCGCGCGTTCCGCGTCGATCGCGAGCAGCCGCCCGCCGATCGCGCCGATGCCGCCCGATCGCCGCCGATCGCGGCCGATCGCGGCCGGCTCGTGTGTGTGTGGAGATTCAG